TGGTTGTCCTACAAACAGAATAGATTCTCATCATTTTGATGATAAACCTACAGGTGTACCTATTGAATTGGCCGATATTATTATAAGAATTTTAGATTTATGTGCTAAAGACAAAATTGATATTGATAAAGCAATAAAATTAAAGATTAAATATAACAAAGGCCGTGAATATCGGCATGGTAATAAAAAAATATAATAAGGAGTAAAAAAATGTTGACAATTTTAATTAGTATGATATTTTTTCCGCTTTTATTTATGATTTTAAGTAAGTTTAAAAATATAGGAGAATGTGTTTTGGGCGGGGTTTTTGTAGGGCTGATAATAGGTTTTGTAAGCGCTGGTACAGTACAAGCTACAATTAAAGAAAGATGGGTAAATAAATATATTTATGAACTTAAACAATTACAGTTAGATCGGACATGGAGTGGGACTTTTTTCTTAGGTTGTGGTAGTATTGGCGAAGATGATTATTACTATTTTTATTGTAAATACCCAAGTGGTTTAATTAAATTAAAAAAACGTAATGTTTTTGATTGTTATATAGTTGAAAGTAATACAGCAAGTTACAATATTCAAAAAAGAATACCAATAGAAAAATATGAAAAACGCAGTTATTTGTTTGGGATTTATCCAAGTCAAGAGCGCCATGTTTTTTATATTCCAGATGGCAGTATTAAAAATCAAATAAATATAAATTTAAAATAAGAAAGGAGCGATAATATGGGATTTTCGGCCGAGGGTATGATTGATATATTCAAAAATCTAGGCGATAATATTATAGGCGCGGAAATAGGCGTCTGCCGGGGGAGAAATATAAAAGCTGTTCTTGATAGATGTCCTAATATCAGAAAAATATACGGGATAGACCCCTGGGCATCTTATCCAGCTATTGATGCGCAAACAAGTATAGATAATTATATAATTGCTAAAAAAACATTATCTTCTTATATGCTTGATGATAATGTGGAATTAATTAAAACGACATCGCTTAATGCAGCAACTACATTATTCAAAGATAATTTTTTTGATTTTGTTTATATTGATGGTGACCATTCGGAAGAAGCTGTTTTCTGTGATTTGCATGCATGGTGGCCAAAAGTAAAATCTACTGGCATTTTATGCGGACATGATTTCCGGCCTAAAGATATCGCAGTACGTAGAGCCGTGAAAGATTTTGTAAATACTATATTAAAAAATGCTATAGTAATTGAAACAAAACATCATTCATGGTATATTAAAAAATACAATTGTGGAGTGCAATAATATGTCAAGAGAAATATTGGAATATACAGATGGTATTACATGGGACCCACCACAAAAACCATTATTGAAAAGTGGGCAATCTGTTTGGTGGCTAGAAAAATCTCATAATGGCGACGGAATATACCGCGTAGCTGCTGGTGATGTTTATTCTAGGATGTATTCTAGCGATCCCCAAAATCATTGCATATCTAGGATGGGCAGATACTTTTTTTTATAACATAAAGGTCCCGGAGAATTTAGTTTTTCTTACTGAAATTGAAGCAAAAACCAGGGCTAAACAATTAAATGAATGGTTGAAAAAATGTTTAGATGGAAAGAATTTGAAATATCCGGTTGATAACCGCCGAGTAAATAATTTATAACAAAAACATAATTGTGAGGTGAAAATATGAGTAAAGACCCATTTATTAATCATTTAAATAAGGCCACTAAAACTGTTAATTCCTGGCCGGAATGGAAACAAAGTTTACTAGGTGCTGCTACTAAAAAACATCGTCAAAAGGAAATATCTTTGAAAGAGAAAAAAAATGAGAAAATATAAAAAAATATTAGAAGAGAAAAAAGGTTTTGACAAGTTAGTATGCGATATGTGCGGCGCAGAAACAAAAAAAGATTATTGGATAGATAATGTGGCAGCTTTCAATATTACAATTAAAAAAGAGTTAGCCAAATATATTGAAAGATGTGCCTGGTGGGATATACACGATAAAGATTATAGGGAATTTGAGCGGAGTTTTGATCTTTGCCCTGATTGTTTTAATAAAATAGAAGAAATTATAAAGAAAGGAAATAATGATTAAACCATATTATCAAGATGATTATGCTACAATTTATCATGGTGATTGTTTGGAAATACTGCCACAATTGCCAAAAGCTGATCTTGTGTTAACTGATCCGCCATATGGATTAAATAAATTTAATGAAGATAAATTAAATTTAGATTGGTTTTATCAGTTAAAAGGACCCCTTATTTTTACTCCGGGTATTGCAAATATGTTTTTTTATCCAAAACCTGATTGGGTAATGTGTTGGTATAAACCTGCATCAACTTCAAGAACCAGGTATGGATTTAATTGTTGGGAGCCAATATATTTATATAGGACAATGAGTTCTACAAAATCGCCTGATGTAATAGTTCAACCCGTATCAAAACAATTAGAAGCCGAAGGACATCCGACACCAAAACCATATAAATTGTTTTGTGATCTTATAAAACAATACTCAATATACAATAATCTTGTTATTGATCCCTTTTTAGGTTCGGGCACAACATTAAGAGCGGCTAAAGACCTACAAAGAAAGTCAATCGGCATTGAAATTGAAGAAAAGTATTGCGAAATAGCAGCCAAACGATTAAATCAGGAGGTGCTTCCCTTTGTTAGTTAAAAAAGATTTCTATTGTAATAAATGCGATTTTGTTTATAATGATATCTGGTGTGGCAATGAAAAAGATACCCCGCCGGAATGCCCGGCTTGTAATATCGTAATGGTTAGATATTGGCCGGTTCCTGTAGCAAACAAAATAAAAGGATTAGATAAAAATAGATTTAAAAAATAATTAATTTAGTATGAAATAATAAGTTATTTGATAAGAGGTGTTATATGAAAAAACTCCACACAGCTATTGAACTAAAATTTTTAAAAAAACTTAATGATATAGAGTCATGGCTTAACTGGAATACGGAACATATATATCAGCATATACAAACGCTCGAAGATAGACAAAGTTTAACTGATAGACTTACTATTCAGCAAACTAAATTTATTATTAATCATTGGAATGCGATTAAATCAAAAAAATATGTTAAAAATAAGCTTAAAGAGTTGCTTAAATCAAATTTAAAAGGATACCAAGCTTTTGATGATGCGTTATTTGTTTTTGAACAGAGTTTAATAACTGAACACAAACAATTGATAAGAAAATTTAAGCGTGATTTTAATAATTGTGTATATGATTCAGTAGATAAACCATTAAACCGAATAGTAGAAATTCAAAATATATTATTAGAACTGCCTACCAAGTTTATAGATGGCTCTGACAATTGCTATACTCCTAACGAGCGGCAATTAAACACGCATATTGATTGCTCTCTCATGTCCGGGCGAGCCGGACTAGCAAAAAAATAATTTAGTGGAGGTATCCATATGAATAAAATAGATATAGAAAAAGAATTAAGGAAAATAATATCAAAGCAAACAAAAACTAATGCTTTTGCGTGCAATACAAAACTTATGGAATTATATAATGATTCAATTGATTACATGGAATTAATAATGGCAGCGGAATGTATATTAAAAATAAATATCAATATTAAGGACATTGATAAGATTATTACTGTAGAGGATTTAATAAAATATATTGAAGAAGAATTGGAGGGTCAGGAATGAAAGTTAAAATAGGAAATAAAATATATGATTCTGATAAAGAGCCAATATTATTGATTTTAGGCGCGATGGATAAAGTAAAAATATATTACGCTATGAATGAATATTGCGCTTATCCAGAAAATAGCGATTTAAATAAAATCAAGGAATGGAAAGAAAAAGGATGTGAGAATGGACAATAAAGATAAAATAATCTTGCATTTATGTGCCGAAGATGGAAGCGATTCTTTGCCCTACAAAGAAGCCGGTTACGATGTGCGATTGATAACCAAAAAAATAGGTGTAGAAAATTATCATCCATTGGATAATATTTACGGAATCATTGCAAACCCACCATGTACGCATTTTTCAATCACAAGAACAACAGCTAAAACACCTAGGGATTTACGCGAAGGAATGCGTTTAGTAAAAGAATGTTTGCGTATAATTTGGGAATGTCAATATAATTTTAGCGAAAAATCAAGGAAACCAAGTTTGAAATTTTGGGTTATAGAAAATCCGGCAACAGGATTTTTAAAGTGGTTTTTAGGTAAACCAGTATTTCAATATGATCCAGTTTTATACGGTGCTAATTTTCATAAAAAAACAGCATTATGGGGGGATTTTAATATTCCTAAAATTCCGTTGTTATCTAATCCTTTAATATCCGGTAGAAGTTTATGTAATATAACATCTAGCGGAAGCAAAAAAAGGAGCGAGTGCTATTATCCATTTGCAAAGGTGTTTTATTATGCCAATCAATAATAATAAAAGAAAAGACTTGACTTTATCTTAAAAACTATTATAGTGATTGCGTTTCCTAAACATCAACCGGAGGCGCATACCAAATATGAAAAAATTCATAGATAATATTTTTTTGAATATAGCAACTAAATTAAATGAACAATATACAAAAGTATCTAAACAAAAAAATAAAACGCTTGGCGGAGCTTCTTCGGTAGATACTTTTGATGATGATATTACAACAATAGCCGCTATCAATAAATTAAAAGATTTTTCCGACTATTACAAATTAATACCTCAAGTTTATTCTGTAGCAAAAAGCGTGAAAGAAATTAAAGATACCTGTATAGCCCAAAAGTGGGTGATTTATGACAAGGTTTCCGAGGATGAAGTTGAGCCGGCCAATCAATCACCTGAATTAAAAGAATTTTTAAAAAACCCTTCAATAAGTGATTGTTGGGACGATCTTTTAACATTATTTATTATTGATTATTTAATTGCAGGAAATATCTATGCTTATTTTGTAATTAATGAAGGCCGATTAGTTATTCAGCGATTTAATCCGAGCGATATAGAAATTGAGGGAACTAATTTAGGATATGAATATTTTTTAAATAATAATAATAATAGAATCCCATTAAATAAAAAATATTTAATACACATAAAAAACTCACCTAATCCCAATAATCCTTTGATCGGCGTTGGAGTTATTGAAGAAAATCTGGAAATGTTTAAACATATAATTGACGTCCTGGCATTTCGGTATTATTTTTTTAAAAATGGCTGCAATCCTTCCGGTGTTTTTTCTACCGATAACCCAGAGGGCGGACTTATCCAGGATGATAGATTGCAAAAATTAATTGATACAAAATATATCGGATCAAAAAAAGCAGGGGTACCATTAATATTACCAGAAAAATTAACATTTCATCAGATCGGATTAGATACTGCACGGTTAAATATATCTGATGAATTAAGCGGTGAACATATTGAAATTATGTCAGCTTTTGGGTTGCCGCGTTTTTTAATGGAGTTAGGTATAAAATCAATCGGACAAAAATATAATAATCATGAAAAACAGCTGCAACATTATCTATTAAATACGATTATTCCTGTTTTGAAAAAAATAACGATAATATTTAACGAAGGGGTTTCGAAATTTAATCCTCGTTTTGGTTTTAAATTTTTAGTACCAATAGAAATATTCACACCTGAAATTATTGACAAATTGGTTGAACGTGGTATTTTTACCCCGAATGAAGGGCGAAAATTATTAGGGATGCCATTATCAGAAAATCCGGCTATGGATAAACATTATACGCAGTCTGGGCGCGTGGAGTTAGGCGCGAAAGAACCAACTCAAGCGCCGCCTGTGCCGGCTATTCCCCCGCCAGAACCTGAAAAAAAACCTCCGTTGCCGGCTGCGCCTGTAAAAAAAATATATATTAATAATGGCATTGCCAGAATAAAATCATGGCGTGATACTGTTGCTGGTGGGTGGGTTAGTATTCCGGAAAATTTAATTTGGTCGACCGATGAATTATTGAATGAAAAAAATAAATCTAAAATCAGGGATGATTTTTTGCGATTAGGCAAAGCAACTATTGATCGCAAAGGAAAAGGGCAAGCTAAAAATTTTGCTGAATATTTAGCTGAAATATATGTTGGTATATTAAAAAAACTTAACGACAATAAGGTAGAATGGGAAGCAGAATCAAAAAATAATCGCAAAAAATTGACAAGTAAGCCTTGGGAGTCAGTGTTATTCGATTCAAAAGGCGCGGATTTGGCAGTTATCCCAGTTATGGATGCTGCACATATAGCTGTTGGCGAAGCTGCCTATAGTAATATAGGCGAAGTATTAACGGCCGAAATTCCGTTTGGTAGTATTGGTCGGCCGGAGGTTGCTGCTAAAATAAAATTATTACGTATAAATGGCCCAAGATTAACAAAAACTACAAACGATAAGCTGGCTATTGTGTTAAAGAATTCTATGAGTTTAATCCTGGGGTTCATACCCATAAAAAACAATGGGATACAGTTATGAAAGAAATATTACATACAGATAAATTAATGAACCGTGCTTTGGTAATTGCCCGGAACGAGGCCGCTGTAGCGTATACAGAGTTTAGTAAATCGGCGCTTGTTGATTCTGGTGTGGTAAAATCAGCGCAAATAATAGGTTGTACGCAAACCGGGGAAGTAAATAGTAATACTAGTTGCGTAAAAGAAATTGATTCATTAACTCTAAAACATATACAATGTTCGGGCGTAGTTGTGCCGTGTGGATTTTAGGAGGGAATAAATGAAAAAAGTTAAGAAAATTATTAACGGAAATATTTTTTGGAAATATAACGGACGTTTATATCCCGATTATTTGGCGCATGGAAATGCCCAGGCTTTTATTTCTGAAATTGCATTAAAATATTGTGTTGGTAATGGGTTAGATATCGGTGCGGGAATTAATGTTTTGCCTGGTGCCACGCCAGTCGGACAATGGCCGCTTTTAAATATGGGAGCGCATAAATTACCGCATTCTAATTGCGGAAATCAAACTTTGGATTATATTTTCAGTTCGCATTGCTTGGAGCATTTAAAAGCACCAGGCGAAGCGCTTGATTTATGGATTAGTAAAATCAAAACAGATGGGATACTTTTTCTTTATTTGCCACATCCTGATATGGAAATGTGGCGGCAGGGTGAGGAACATGGACAAAAGCATGAATGGATACCAACCCCGGCTATTCTTGAAAAAATGTTTAGAGAAAGAAATTTACAAGTTTTAGAAATACAATATACCGAGGATATTTATTATTCGTTTCATATTGTTGGAAGAAAATTAAAGGAGACTCAAAATGTTTAAAATAATTGACGGCGCGTTATCTATGCAATCAAAAAAACCTACTTACAAAACTATAACAAATAATAATGGATTGATTATAGATTATCAAGATATTAAAATAGCCGGGTGTGCTAGCGAGTTCGGGCTTGACCGCGACGACGAAGACATGCAACCGGGTGCTTTTCATAAAGATTTAAAAGTTTTTATGAAAAATGCTTTGATGACATTCAATCACGATCGTACTAGTAAGGACGCCGGAGTAGGCCGTTTTACTTTTGCCCAAGAGGATAAAAAAGGGTTAAATGTCGAGGGTTTTTTGAGTAATGCACCTGGATTGTGTGATTTAAGGTTTAAAGTTGTGGAAGAGGTGATAAAGTCCTTTTCTGTTGGCGGTAGGTTTACAATGGAATTTGGTAAAAATTTTGTTAAAATTCATAAAGTAGCATTAAGAGAAATTGCGCTTTGTACTATTCCTGCATGTGAAAAAGCATCTTTTGAAATAAAATCAGAATCGAAGTCTTTTGAATCGCTTGAAAATATAGCGGAATGTAAGATTGATGATGATTTTTTTCAGAATGATTTCAAAATGAATGGTTTTGATATTACAGAAATAGAAATTGATGGAATTAACCATAAAATAACGGAGGCTTAAAATGACTTTTAAAGAATTAGTTGAAAAAATTGTTGAACATATTAAAAGCGAAAATCTTATCTCACAAGAAGAATTTGATAAAAGCAAAAATTCAGAAAATGAAATCGATTTAAAAAAGTTGAGTGAGTTAATTAGTGCTGATGTTATGGCAAAGGTTCATTTGGCTATTGTTGAAGAAAGCGCAAAACAAGAAAAAGAAGCGGAGAAAAAAGCGGCTGAATTGCGTGTTTCTGATTTAGAAAAACGCGAAAAGGAAGTTAAAGAAAAAGAAGAAAAAATGAAAGAGATGTTAAAGCATGGTGCTCCGCCTATTGCTGGTAGGTTTTCTTCTAAAAATATTTCTAAAGCTGACGAGGAAATGCGGGATGCTGTTATTGATGCGCGTGAGCGCGGAACAAAAACAGTGATAAAATCTGATCTTAATGTGGCTCACGGCGATCATGTTTGTCAGCAAATTGAAATGAATAAAAATAAAGCTGATACAAATTTTGACGCTGCTGCTGGCTATGGTATTGAGTGGGTTCCGGAAGCACGGGGGACTGATTTGTATGTGCGCATGCAGACTGTTGGAGACTCAATTCATCGACGTTTTAAAAAGAAAAATATGACTTCCCGCACACAAAAAGTTAATGAATTGCTGACAGGTGTAACAGTTAAGGTTTATTCCGGGAACCAGACTGCTGACAAAGCACTTGAAAGCGTTGAGGCTTCCGCGTTAGGTACAGATGATTTAACATTGACATCCAAATCATTTGTAGCTAAAAGTAATTTATATGATGATATTATTGAGGATTCCATTATTGACTCAGTGAGAGAACATAAAACCGATCACGCAATACAGATGAATGAATCTGTTGACGAGGCCACTATTAACGGTGATACCTCTAGTCCTCATATGGATAATGACACGGAAGATATTGCAAACGATCCCAAAAAAGCATGGAAGGGTTTGCGTTATTATGCAATTACTGGCGGGTTAACAAGTGACTGGGGGTCTGGTAATTTATCTTTAGCTAATATGGATAAGCTTAAAGTGTTGCTTGGAAAATATTGTCGTGATCCGAAAACAATTAAGCAAGTTTTTTGGCTGTTAGGAATTAAAGGCATAAATACGCTTGAGGCATTAGCCGATTTTAAAACAGCCGAAAAAGCTGGGGCAAGATTAACTTTGTTTGATGGGCGAGTCGAAAAGTACTCCGGATATGATCTTTTATCAACTTCGCAAATGCGTGAAGATTTGGACGCTGATGGTTATTATGATGATGTTACTAGCGGCCAGGTAAGCACTAAAGGTTCTACTTTCTTAATTAATCCTAGTCAATTTATTTTTGGCGTGCGAAAAAAATTAAAAACAATAATTGTACCAAAACCGGAAGATGATAAAATTATTATTGTAAGTAAAATTAGGATGGCTTTTTCTCCTTATGAAACGCCTTCTTCTTCGATTTCTAGCGTTGCTATTGGTATTAATAACACTGCATAATTTTAATAGGCACAGCTAGCCTATCGCCTGGAGGGCCGTAATTTTGCGGTCCTCCAAATATGGCGAACGAAAGGAATTAGTATGAAAAAAATTGTTAATTTAGGAAAATATAAAATTGAAAGTGATGGATATGATTTTATTCCAAAAAAAGTTTTAAAAGTATCGGACGAATTAGCGGATAAATTAATGGCAACTTTTATTAATCCAAATGGAAATTTTTATTTTGAAATTGCGAAGGATGAAATTATAGGGAAACCGTTATATGATAAAGTCCCGTCGGCGGAAGATGAACAAATTGACGAATCAATTAATATTAATGAAATGCTAGAAAAACCAAAAAGCAAAGGGCGAGGCCGGCCTAAAAAGGAAAAATAATTATGAGTACGTTATTAAATCCATATACAACTTTAGCAGATATTAAAAGTTTTTGTGGTGTATCTGCATCAGATTTTGATGATAGGATTAAAACTGGCATCAATCAAGCATCACGTTTAATTGATGCTATAACTAGCCGGTTTTTTTATAAAAAAACATATACAGATTACTATATAAAACATACTGGAGGCGGAGCAGGTTGGCAAATTCTTGCGAGGCCATACGATAAAAGGCGCGGAGGTGTAATATTAACTCCACAAAATGCGCCTATTATTTCTGTTACTTCAATTTATGAAGACGATGTTTTGCTAGTTGAAAATGATGATTATTATTTGGATATTGATTTAGGGCAAATCGAGCGCTTAGGGTCATGGCCGCAATTACCGCGTACAATCAAAATGACATGCAATATAGGATATGATACCGCTGATACCGAAACGCCGAGCGATGATTTACCGGGTGATATTGCATATTATACGCTAGAAATAGCGGCACGATTGTCCGGGCGATATCATAAAGAACAACCTGGACTTGATGGTACGATAGTTAATATCAATTCTCATAATGTACCGAAATGGATAGTTGACAATTTAAAGAAAATGAAACCAATTTATTTATAAGGGGGTATTATGGTTACTTCAAATTTAAACGGTAAAAATATATGGTATGATAACAAAAACAAAATTTGGAGGTATAAACAAAGTAATAAAAAAGTTTATAATCAAGGTAAACGCAATAATGGCTGATATTGAGTTTAAATATGATAAAGTAGCATGGAAAAAATTTATTAATAGGATAGAAAAAAAAGTTTCTAAAGATACACAAGATAGAATTTTAAAATCGACTGCCTTTAATGAAGGGCTATCAACTTTTATCCGCGCAACGGGTAAATGGCGGTCCATTAGAAATCAATGGAAGGTTTTAGCTGAGTCGAGCGGATATAAAATTGTTAATACTAACAAAGTCGCCGGTTTTTTAGAAAAAGGTACCGGATTACATGGTCCGATGCACAGAATTATAACGCCAAAGAAAAAGAAGTGGTTATATATTCCTTTGCGCCGGAGTGCGGCTATTTGGCGTCCTGGTTTAGTTATTGGAAAAGATTATATCCTAGCAAAAGAATCAAAAGGGATGTCTGCTCAACCGTTTTTTGATGATGCAAAGAAAACAGTTTTTAAGGCTTTTGTAAAAAACTTTTTAACGGAGTTAAGAAAAAAATGAATAAATTATTAAAACATCCAGTTTTTCCAGGCGTATTATCGGCGTTGGCTATAGATGCCAATAAAGATTGGCAAGGTAAAAATATTACTAATATCAATAATATTGATGCGAATATAGCGACTATTGGCGACGGAAGTAATTATTCTGAATTTAATTCTACTGGCCGCTTGATTTTGCATGGAAATGCGCGTATTGCTAAAGATTTATTTATGCCGGCGGCTGGTATACGGGCACCAGGAACCAAACCTGCAACATATGTCGATTTGGGATTAAATGGCGCTTGGGAATTTTCGGACGGCACAGACGACACGGTCGGCGTTTTTATTTATGTTCCGCATGAAATAGATATAGCAGTCCAGCCATGTATTAGAATAAAGTGGTCGAGTCCTACGGCTGACCCCGGAAATGATTCAAAGCAGGCTGTATGGCAAGTGGAATATTTATGGGTTGCATTAAATGAGGCTGTAGACGGTGCAGCGCAAGAAACATTATCTGTAACAACATCTGCATCAATTGTAGCTAATGGGTTAATTAAATCTTGCGTTACTTTAGTTGCTCCTTCTGTCGATGACATTGGTTTGGTTGTTCGTATCAAAAGACTAGGCGCAGATGGTGCTGACACGCTAGGTGATGTTGCACATGTTTCAGGATTTAATTTACATTATATTAGTAATAAATTAGGGGAAATATTATGAATATTGTTGTATTTTTTGCTGATATTGGTGTTCCTAAAACTGGATTATCGCCGGTTATAGATATTTGGGAGTTAGATGGAACGCATGTTATAAATAATCAGGCTATGACTGAAATTGCCGGGGGATTTTATAAATATAATTTTACTTCTTATGATGCTACAAAAGATTATGTTATTCGGAGCGATTCTGTGACGCTTTCTGGTTCGGAACGATACGCTTACAGTTCAAACGAACATAAAAAAGAATTGGATGTTTTACAAGCGTTAATTGGAAAAAATTATAGATTAAAAAATATTACTCGTGATGATGCTGGCAATATGACTGCAGGTACAGTTGTAGGATATGCTAATGCAACGGATGCCAATAACGATACTAATGCTATTGTTACATTAACAGTTACCGGAACAGCAGAAAATAATAGATTGACAGATGCTTTACAATTAGAGGCGTAATAATGGGATTATTTTCTTTAGCTACACATGGATTATTTGAGGATTTAGCGATTAGGAGGGTTTCAGGAATGGCGAATGAAATTATAAATGCTTTTGATGAAATGGTTTCTCGGTTGAATAACGCTTCTGAAGCTGGCGAACAATTAGAAGGCGTGGAAATAATTGAGGGCCCGGTTAGCGATATCCGAGGGCATGAAAATTTACCATACGTGCAATATGAGCTTGTACGTGGAGGGTTTTTAGAAAATACAGAACTTAACGCACGTGCTAATTTTAAACTTGATGTTTTGTTGCGGTGCGGGGAGTCATTGGAAAAAAAATATTATGATACTAATAAAGTCAGGGGTGTGTTATGGTTATTGCAGCGCGTACAAAACGCAATTGATGGATCGGATTTAGGTGGTAACCAAAATTGGCACGCTCCACCTGTTTATTTAGCAGAAAATTTTGAGGTGTCAGAATTAAGAATGCTATATGATATTAGATTAACATTAACAACTAAAAAATATTCACGAGGATCATTATAGAAAGGAGGTCAAAATATGAAATTAAAATATTGCGGATATGAACCTATTTTTAATACGATTTGGGGGACTTTTATACATGGCCAAGTGAAAAATGTTCCCAAAACATTAGAAAAAACCGCGCTATCTTTAGCACAAACGCCGCAATGGGAAATAATAACCGAATCACCGGGTATTAGTAGGGTTGTACAAACAAAATTTGAAACGGAAAGCAAATTTTTTGAACACAAAAAAGGCTCAAAAAGAAGCCGGAAAGGATTGACTAATGACAATGCAACGCGGTAGTCAAGTTTTTGTAGGATATTCTCAAAATGGGATTTTAGGTGTTCATCGCGATCCGACACATTATGTCGCTTGCGAATCTTTCGCTTACAATGTTGAACCAATAGAAATTGATAGGGAAATTTTTATCCCAGGACAACATCACGAATCTATTGAGCGATTAATAGCAGGATTTAATTATTCCGGCAATATGGTTTTTGATTTACACCCGGCAGAAGGTATTCATTTTATGAAGGGTGTTTTGGGTGAAATCACTACAACCGAATTAACTGGAGCAGGCGCAATTGAACATCAATTTTTAGGTGGTGATACAGTCCCCATGCCTAATGGGTTTAGTTTTACGGTAGAAATGGACCGGAAAGTTTATTTATTTTCTGGTGTTGTTGTTACCAGTATAGAAAAAGTTAGCGAGGCTGATGGCGTTGTAAAATGCACCGTTAATTGGATTGCTAAACTTTTGGATATCTCTAGTGATGGCACAAGCGGTACAAGTATAGGACAAAATGCAATGAGTTTTACCGTCACGCTTGTTGTAGATACATCTGATCAAATAAAGTTGAATATAGATAGCGGTGGCGCTGTAGAGATAACAATAGCAGCCGGCGCATATACAACCGCGGCTGCATTGGAAGCAGCTATCAATACAGCTATTGAGGGGACTAGTGGATTGTTAGATAGTGATGGAAATCCAGAGGTTGCCTGTTATATTGATAGTGATAATAAGTGCCATTTTTATACGGCTGATAAAGGATCGGGCGCAGAAGTTGCCTGGACCGCTGGTACTAACGATGCGAGTACCCTGTTAGGGATGGGAACGCCTGTTGAAGCTGCTGGTTCTGACACAATCGCATCACCGAGTTACTCATCTATCGCACCGTTTAAAGCGCATCAATTATCGGTTTTGTATGCCGGTAGTGAAATTTATGTTGATAAATTCACTATTTTAATTGACGCCGGGATAATTGGTAAACGATATCATGGCCATAAATACATGCGCCGGCCACAATTAGAAAAAAAGCGTATGATTACCGGATCGTATGAAAAAGATTATGAAGATGAGACAGAAATAACCGCAGCGGTTGCAAATTCTAATGTTGAGTTGAAAGGACAGTACAGAACTGGTATTGTAGCCGCCGGCGGTGTTAACTACGATGCTGATGAGTGGTTGAAACGTGTGCGTATAACTGGCGCGCCGCATCCGCAACCGATACATGGCACTTTACGGCAAGTTGTAACTTTTAAAGCGTACAAAGAGGACGCGACTTACAATGATTATCGTTTTGATGTTATTAATTTATTAAGTTCAATTTAAAGAAAGGGGCGGGTGTCCTGGGGTTCCCTGGGGCACCTTTTTAAAAAAATGATTAATAGAAAAACGAAAAAAATTAAAATCAATAAAAAAGTATGGCATATTAAAGGATTATTGCCAATTGATTTTATAGGATATAAATATTTTCCGTTTTCCTATTTTATTTTTCCTAAAAAATGCACACCTATAACAATAAAACGCGATTGGAAATTGAAAACAAAAAAAATGCGTGAGGAAGACGAAGTTAAAGCACAAATTTTAAAAATTGGGCTTATATCACCTAAGAATATAATTATTGATCCTGAAAAAGATGAATTTTTATATAATACTTTAATAAATGAAATTTACGCTTTAACATTTAATTTAACCTTAATTGAGAAATATTACAATCCACAAAAAGAGATTAATATAGAATTTGCTGAAAATATTTATTTTTTATCGCAAAAAATGAATTGTGAGCCATACAGTTTATATGCTGATATAAAAAATGAGTTACCATCATTGTATAATTGTAAACGATGGGATTTTAATTTGCTTATTATTCAGGCGGGGATTGAACGCGAACAAATGGAAATAGAAGAACAAATGCGCAAAGCAAAGGCGGGAAAATAATGCCAGAAGAAAAAATTAGTCTTTTATTAATATTAAAAGATGGTGTTAGTAAGGTTTTTAATAAAATAAAAGGTGCAGGTAATAAATTTGCATCTGGCATGAAATCAATTATGGGAACAGTTAAAGACGCTTTTAAAAGTTCCATGTTTTCAGCCGTGGCATTAGGTACGGCTGTATCTCAATTTGCATTTAAAGCTATTGCATCAATAAAACAATGGGCAACAGAAGCTAAACTGCAATTTCAAACTTTTGAAAAATCATTAGCGGCTGTTTACACTTTATTAGATAAAGATACTTTTAATAAACATGCGAAAGATTTGGAAGATGGCGCAATAAAAATAATGCAAGATTATAATTTATCTATTGAGGACGTTAATAAAGCATTATTTGATACTGTATCAGCTGGGGTCAATGCAGCTGATGCAACGGATTTTTTAGCTAGTGCAGCCAAATTAGCCAAGGGTGGCGTCACGGATTTATCTACTGCGGTTGATGGTATAACGTCAATCATGAATGCTTACGGATTAGAAACAAATGAGGCATCAAATATTGCGGATGCTTTTTTTACTGCTCAAAAATTTGGGAAAACCACAGTAGAGGAAATGTCTCGTAGTGTTGGCAAAGTTGTCCCTATTGCAAAAGCGGCAGGCATGTCTTACCAGGAAGTTTTTGCAGCATTATCGCAGATGACTCTAGCCGGTATTTCAACAGATGAAGCAGTCACAGCTTTAAAAGGAACGCTAACAGCTATAATTAAACCAACAAGCGAAGCGGCTAGCTTATTTGATGCGCTTGGGATACCTATGGGGTCTGCTGCTTTTGAAGGTGAAAATTTTGGCAAAACAATGGAAAAAATCAAAACAGCTACAGGCGGTAATATAGATGAAATTGCTAAACTCATTCCAAATGTTCGGGCGTTACTAAATGTAACTTCTGTTGCAACAAAAGAAGGATTGCAGAAATATGATGATATATTAAAAGAGATAAAAATAGACCATGAAAGTTTAACTCAAGCTTTAAAAAAACAAATGGCTGTACAATCTGAATTGATTGCGACTGAAAAAGGAAAATTATTGCCACACAAATTAAAACTTGGTAAATTACTTTCTAAAATTGAATTAGGATGGTTAAAATTAGCAAATGCGACATTGAAAGTTAAAAATATTTATGTGGCATCAATGGGCGTATATGGGCAAGTTTTAGGTTATTTATCTTCAATGGCAAATAAAATAGTAGAAATAACAGGATTAAGAAAAAAAGAACACGATCAAGAAAAAACAATAAATGAAGAAAAGAAAACAATCATAGATGAACAAATTGAAAAAGAGGCAGAAGCAAACGAATCTAAACATGAATTGGATCAGGAATTTTTAGATCGTAAAGCAGAAATGGAATTAATTGCAGAAGAAGCACGGCGAGAATTTGAACAACAGAAAAAGAATTTTGATAATTTATCCGCAGAAGAAAGGATAAAATTATTAACTGATCTTTTAGGAAAAGAAAAAATAATAAAAACAACACAGCAAATACAGGAATTGCTAGAAAAAGGATTACATGAAAAGGCTTTAGCAAAACAAAATAAATTATACCACGCTGCTTTTATTAAATTAAATAGCGAAACTATTGAAAATTTAGATAACAGCTGGAAAAAACACTGGACTTTTTTATTAGCAGGACAAAAATTAAATGCCAAAGAACGAAAAACAGTTGATAGCGCCATGGCGACTGCTTTTTCTGATATTATGTATTTAATGGGAAAAGAATCAATCGCAGCTTTTAGAATTATGCAGGGCGTTGCTATAGCAGAGACATTGCTCAAAACTTATGAATCTGCCCAGCTTGCTTTTACTGCGCTTGCTGGTATTCCCATTGTTGGGCCTGTGCTTGGGGGTATTGCGGCCGGTGTAGCTATCACAGCCGGATTGGCGCGCGCAGAATCTATCAGACAACAACGTCCGCCGGCCTTAGAAAAAGGTGGTCGCGTTGTAAGGGGCGGTTTAGCTGAACTGCATGATGCAGAAGTGATATTAAATAAAACAGAAGCGCAAAACATAGGATCACCGCAAATAATTAATATAATTTGGGATGATGAAACAATAGCTACCTTTGTTAGTGCTTTTGAATCAAAAAAAGAGCAATATATCGAAGAGGGGAAAATATAATGCCAAACTCAAAAGCTGAATTTTATTATAGATCATATATCGATATGGATGTTACAGGGTATACGTTAAGCGGGGATTTGCTGAATGATGAAAAAATGCTTGATCGGAATAAAAATACATTTTCAGGAACAGATGGATCAAATGATGATACCGACACAGTTGAAGAAATTTTCGATTTAGGTTGGGCGAGATCAGTTGACACTTTTGTTTTACGATCCAACCTGACTGATTTTGATATACAATATTGGGATGGTGCTGCCTGGCAAGCTTTCTCTCCGGCGGTTTTGTATACAACCAATACAGAAACTTTTTTATTAATTAAATTGTCTTCACCAGTAAGTACTTCTAAAATTAAATTAACAATGACAAAAACTATAGTTGCTGATGAAGAAAAGAAAATTTATCAATTTGAAATTACAAAGAAAATAACTGAATTATATTTGGAGGATGTTGATATAAAGGAGCAATGGGAACAAAAAGAATTTAAAAACATTTATGGCGGTTCGATTTTTGTTGTTTTTCATCCCAATCATGGCAAAAAAACAATAATTATTAATTTTAGTAAATTAACTGATACTGAATATACCGCATATAAAACAATTAAAGATAGAAAATTAAAAGATGCTTACAATATTTATTGTTATTTATCAGATGAGTTTGATTTATTTAAAATTGATGCTTATTATTTAGTTAATGATGTAGCTGATTTTGAATCTTCGCCTTCCACAGATAATATTATAGCTGGTATTGATGGAAAATTAATATTACAGGAGTGTTAAAAATATGTTACCATTAATTGTTGTCGGTGGTGGAGAAAGTGCTACTAAATATTTCCCTTTTTTATGGGATGATTTAAAAAAAACAAAAGCCGATATATTAAGTATTAATTCTATTTTTGAAATAATGCCATATCAGCCTACTATACAATTATGGATGGATGAAAAATTTTTCCATACAAATCGGCAAAAATTGTTTGATTTACGATCAAATGGCAGTTCTCTTTATACGCAAAATTTAAAAATTTATAGCAATTGCCCTAACAAGATAAATACATTTATTAAACATAAAGATATAACTGATTATGATAATAAAAAAATATTTGTAGGACAACGTTGTTTATCTGGTATGGCCGCATTGTCATTAGCTGTAAAATTGCATTATTTCCCCATTTTTTTATTTGGGTATGACTTTTATCCGCAAAATATTAAGCAACGTGATGTTTACCAAAACATTGACGGTGGTGTTGCGGATCATGTCAAGGATTTTGATTATTTTAAAAATCATATTAATAAAATTTATTTAGTTGGCGAAGAAAGCAAAATAGAAAGTTTTCATAAAATAGATTATAATAATTTTTTAAGGAGAATCGAAAATGTCTGATACGCGACGTGATTTAAGCACTTTACAAACAATATTTGCTGATAATACCGCCCGGAATATTAACGCTCAAGATTCAAGGGATTTTTTAGTAACCGCAGAATTAAAAAATCTAGTAATCAAAACCAGTGATTATACATCAGACGCGGATGACCAAATAATTGTATTAGATGGTACCGGCGCAACTGTTGTTATAACACTTCCTACAGCGTCAGGGATTTTGGCGAAAAAATATTGGTTGAAATGTATAAATAAAGATAATGCTTGCACAATAGAACCTGATGGCGCTGAAACAATTGATGGTGCTGCAAATTATACATTTGCAACGGTGCAGGATTGTATTGAGATAGTTTCGGACGGAACGAATTGGATAATTTTAAATGAATATTTAAATGTTTAATAGGAGGCATTATGTCTCGTTGGGATGATTTAATATTATATAGTCAGGATTTTGAGTTACTTAGTCCAGGGGATGATATGGAAGCACAGGACTGGACGCATTTTATATTCCCCGGACATACAGGGACATTTAAAGGTGACACTGGCATGGTGGGTGAATGTATAGGAGCGGCTTGGTCAGGCGGATTTATTTATACAGGTCCGGGCGCAGGTACTTGGGCTGATTATATTTTAGAATTTGATGTAATTTCATATGCAGATAGGGTGAATTTTGGTTTTAGATGTTCTGATGATGAATGCTATTGGGTCCAGGCGCATCCCCCGACATTAGCATCATTATTATATAAAGCTGCTAGGGATGGGCTAACTGGAAAGGCAGATTTAGAGACACAAACTTGCCCGGCAACGATTACGAGTGTTAAAGTAATAGTCAGCGGATCATCTATCAAAATATATTATAATGGCAGTTCTTCCCCTGCACATGATTTAATTGATGCTACGTATTCAACTGGTAGTATTGGCATAATGACATATGGAGATAGTTTAAAAATAGATAATATTAAAGTAACTTTTCCTGCTGCCGCACCATATGCTTTTACGACGCCCAATAATTCGGAAATAGTAAAACGTAATTCGTTATTTCCTTCTGATATTTCTGTAAATTTTAAACTCAACAATGGATCATCTTTAAATTCCGCGCAGGATATTACAAAATATATCACTAAAATTTCAGATATAAAAGAAAAATTAACAAAGTCCTCCGTTAATGCCGGTGGTGTTATTTTGCCTGATTTAAATATTTTACTAAATAATAGTCGTGGTAAATGGAATATTAACGGCGATTTTTTTAGTAATGGATTTGTTGAAAAAAGTGTTATAGAGATAGAATTGGCGCAAACTTTTCATTCTGAATATGGTGCTTTCGATGAATCTTTTAGTGAAGCTTTTGATACAGGTGCCGGATATCGTAAAGTTTTGCCTAGTTTAAAATATCGCGGTATAATTTCAACTATCAATTCCGAATGGAATATTAAATCAAAAAAATTAAAAATTGCTTTATCCAGTCCGGCTACTTTATTCACTGCTGAAAAAATAGAACCAGGTATCATTTCTGTTGATAGTTTTGCAAATGTTATTTATAAGATATTAAGCCGCAACCCTTTTATAAAATACATGACAATTGATAGAGCAAATATAAATCCTGGTTATGATATTGCCAATATTATTGACAACCCGGCTGAATTTGTAAATAAAAAAGTAAAAGATGTTCTTGACGAGATTGCATTTTTAAGCGGGAGTATATATTATATTAATTATGATAATGAGTTTATTTTTGAATCAATTTATAATTTAAATCCATCTTCTGTATGGAACATTCGCGGAAATGATATTATTTCAATCGACAAATTGGCTTTTGATTGGCGCGGGCAATATACATCATATGTATGGGATGATACGGAAAACGATATTATTAGATCGGAAATGATATTTTTGGATAGGGAAGCGTACCAATACCGATATCGTGAGAAAAAAATTAGCAGTAAATATGTGTTATCTGATACGAATAGACAGTTAATAGCTGATAATTTATTACTTTGGAATCAACATTTAAAGCGAGTTGTAACATTTACTTGTAAATGGAATCCGGAAATAATAATAAATAAATATATTAATTTAGATATTCCAACAGAATCTATAGCAGGGGATGAATATATGACCTGGAATAACCCAGGGCATAATTGGAATGCAGGTTTGTTGTGGGGGATAGAGTCACCTGGTGAGTCATTTGACAATTCGGTTTTTTGGCGTATAATAGAAGTATCTAAAAGTGTTAGTGGTGAAAAAATGAGAATAACTGCTAGGGTTGCAGGCATCAATCCTGATGATAATCTATAGATAGAGGTGATAAAATGGGCAACAGTAATTTACCAAAAATTGCGGCAGCACCGACAGAGGTTGAAGCAACTAGCACTCAGTATAATGCTGTTGTTGATGCTTTACATGGTGATTTAGTTGCGCGGAATTCTTCTGGGGTAAAAACTGACGGCGCCGGGGATATTGGTGAACCGGGTGGGGGTAGATTTGATAAGTTGCATTTAAAAACTGGAATGACTGTTGCTAATAGAGTAATAGATTTTTCCACTATTAGTTTACATCCATCAGGGGTTACTTCCGGCAAATCTAAAGTTAGCGGGTTTCCTAATTTTTTAACTCCACTAGGCGTTGATGGTGGTGCAACTAACACTTTTACGATAGAGGCCGAATCAACTAATTTGATTATGACTATTGATGGTGTATCTTATAAATTGGAAATTGATTTGGTAAGCGATGATTTAGCGCTTGCACCTGGTGCTAATAATTTATGCGATATCGACGATACTTTTTTTGCAGATCAGGATTTAACTAAATATGTGGGTGAACATGGATATTATATTACTATTGATAATATTGGGAGTGAAATTACAGACTCTAGGGGAACGTTGCAATGTTTCAAACATGGTTCGGAAGTTTTTATAGGAAAACTCGATGCAGTAGAAGATTACATAACGCCTAGATTTCGCGGAATTGGCGGGACAGCAAGGGAAGTTTTTTCTGATGATGATACAATAACATTATTAAAAGCACATTATATTTTTTTAGATAAAGACCTGGCCACAGTTGATACTACTACTAATTATCCTATTTGGTCAGCAATCGAACCGGCTGCGCCGGCCACAGGTGATCGATGGTGGGATGTTGTTAATACAACCTGGAAAAGATACAGTGGCGCATCATGGGAAACTTTGGGGCAGATATATCTAGGTTATGCAATTTGTGACGATGCAGATTGTTTGTATGTGCAGCATGAGGATTATAATATAGCCTGGAATGAGTTATGCTATTTTAACACAATAGAGACTGATGCGGCCGATAGAGGTTTATTACATGTTTTTGGAGACATTAAAGTTAATGTTGCAAATAATTTAGTGTTTTCAGGAGATGTTATTTTAGATAAAGATTCTGATTTTGTATCTGGTGAATCTGATCCGGCAACAGGATGGATATATATATATATCGATAATCTCGGAAATATATTTTTAAGCACAACTGCTCCGCGGCCCAAAGATCATAAACTAGGCTGGTATCATCCAAATGAATATTGGCGGTTGTTGAGCATGGCTTACAAATATGAGGCAGCAAGCATATTAATGATGTCGCATTCATCCAGGGAAAATTTAATTTCATATCAAGATGATTGGGATTGGCATAACACCCCCACAACTGGACTTTATGATAGTTATGTTTGTCCTATTATCAGGCATGCTGAAATAGATTGGCGGACTACTTTGCCTAATGGCGCTACAATAGGCAAAATAACAATAACATCTTTAGATAGAGATCCTGTGACACAATATCTAATGGGTTTTTCTTCTTCTGCCTTTGTTCCGGCCTCATACACTCTTAAGTCATCTGGTTTATTCCGAAGCGGAATAATGAATATTACTGTTACTGGTTTTAATGCTCTTGATATTAATATAAGCAAAATTTTTATTAATTTATAATTATTGAAGGGGTACAATATGATTATTCGCGGCGCGCGTGGATTAGGTGATGCATTATTTTTATATCCAATAATAGAATATTATATTAATAAGGGCGAAAATGTTACTGTTAAAACAAATTATCCAGAAATTTTTAAAGAATTAAATTGCAAAACAGTTCCTTTAATAACAGCTGGTACGACTGATATTGTTGCGCGATATGCTGAAAGATTTGAAAATCCAGAAACTAATATGCTTGAAGATACAGCCATTTTAGCGGATATGCCTTTACCTGTTGAATTGAGTGTAAAATATAAATGTAAGCGTAAATTTAAATTTAATACTAATAAAAAAATATGTGTAATTAGGCAACCTGATTACCCTATGAATGCAAAAAGACCAGAATCAACTTTGGTTTTAGTTCCTAAAATAGAAATTATTCAAGAAATAATTAATAAATTCAAAGATGAATGTTATTTTGTGTTAGCTGGAAGCGGTCATGGATTAAAACCAGAATTAACAGGTATAGACGAAGATTTAACCGATATATCTGTTATACAAGAATTATTAGAGTTAGTTAATTCTTCTGATATAGTTTTGACTCAAATGGGTTATATGCTGCCTATGGCTGAAGCATTAAATAAAAAATTATTTTCTTTACATTCTTATGCCGGATTACATACTAATCAAGCTTTTTATCGGTGGTTAACTCCGCAAAAATCAGTAACAAGAAAATCCTCTGTTTATATAATTGATAATGAACCAATTAATCAAATTTTAAATAAATTCAAAGAATTACTTGATAGAAAAGAAATAAAAAAACCAGTATTAAGACGATCCAGGAAATTTGTAGATAATTTTTTTAAAAATAAAAGTGTCGTTATTTTAGGATCAGCCCCTAACGTTAAAAATATCTCTGCTAAAAAATTGAATAGTTTTGATATTGTAGTTAGAGTAAATAATTATAAAATATTTAATGAGTGTAAACGTGTTGATGTTTTTTATTCTTTTTTGGGAAAAAGTATAAGAACTACAAACGAAGAAATAAAAAAAACAAAATGCAAGTTAATATATTGTAAATGTCCGAATGAAAATATAATAACAAAAAATATTAATGGTGAAATAAACGAACGTTTAACAGAAGATTTTCGTTGGATTTATTGTTTCCGGTCGGATTGGTTTAATGTTCCGTATTATATTCCACCAGTAGAAACCTTTAGTCAAAATAGCGCTTTTGTTAACCAGGTTATGACTACTGGTGTAAGTGCAATTATAGATATTTTACGACACAAACCCACCTTAGTTCATATAGCTGGTTTTGATTTTTTTACCTCCGGGTTACATAATGGCGGTGCGGCCGCAAAATGGAAAGGAAAAAAAGGACATAATTTTGAAGGCGAGGCAAATGTTGTCCGTAAATTATTGAAAAATGATTGGATAACTTGCGAATCTGAAATAAAAGATTTGTTAAATAAAAAATTAGTGTGGAATTTTAACGGTGAAGTAAAAAAAATAGAAGGGCAATAGAATGGATAATATTATTTCAAAATTTAAATATAAAAAAAAAGGAATATTAAATATCTGCAAATATGGGATTGCATATCAGCGAGATATTGCAGTTTCTGTTCCGTATGGTAAAAAATATTTTGATATTTTGAAAAATTTCGAATATAATAGAAAATCACGGAAAATAAATTTTGGCAGAGTATGGCTAGTTGGAGCTTATTGTGCCGGCGAAAATGTGCTAGATATTGGAGCAGGCGCGGGAACATTTATAAACCGATGGGCACCTTTTGAAATATATGGGTATGATATAAATAAATATAGCGTAGCTTGGCTGAAATCACAGAATAAATATTATAATATAAGAAAATCATTAGATAAATTTACTGGGTTTACTTTTTGGGATACATTAGAACATATAGCCGAACCACAAGAAATTCTAAAACGTATTCCAAAAAATGCTTATGTATTTGTTTCTATACCAATATTTAAAAATTTTAGAAACATTACACAAAAAAAACATTATAGACCGAATGAACATTATTATTATTTTACAAAAAAAGGTTTAATTTTTTGGTTTAAAAAACATAATTTCAAACTAATAAAATATTCTGATTATGAAACTAAAAAATGTGGCCGTGAAAACATCGGTAAGTTTGTTTTTCAGAGGTGAACTATGCAAAATACAAATATTGAAATAGAAGAAAAACCTAAAAAGGGCCGGCCTAAAGGCGTTCGAGCATGGAAATTAGTTATGAGGGAATGTTTGTGGTTATTAGAACATAAACCGGAAAGATTAGAAAAAAAAATCGGGCAAAAATTGCCACCTGAATTAAAAAAACGCGATTTACAATCAATTTTATTTATAAAATATTTAACACAAGCATTGAACGGCGAATTAAAAGCTTTTGAAACTATTATGAGATGGATGGACGGCGACCCTAAACAAACATTAGAAGTAACCGGGCAAGTTGAAATTAAACCAGTAGTTGATTTTGAAAGATTGTCTATGCCATTACAAGAAAAATATTTAGAAGAAAGATTACAACATATAAAAAAACTTAAAAAATTGGCTAAAAAATGAATAGTTTTGGAGTTAAAAAATCATGGTTAAGGGCTAGTTTGTTAAATACTAAACAATATGTCCACGATTGGTATGAACCAGGAACGATTCATAATCAATTGGCAGGTGTGTTGTGTGACGAAAAAATTACAAAATTTCTTATTTCAGTCGCTCCGCAATTTGGAAAAACTGAATTGGTTTGTAGAACTTTTCCAGCGAATTATCTTGCACATAATCCAAATAAAAATATATTAATAATAACTTATAGCCAAACATACGCGAATGCACTATCTGTTCAATGCCGCGATTATTTTTTGTCAGAAAAATTCCAAGAATTGTTCCCTTCAAAACTTCATCCTGAAATGTCAACCAAACATGAGTGGCGATTAGCTCCGCCATATAGGGGTGGTGTGGTTTTTTCTGGGAAGGGAATAACCGGCAAGCCGGCTGATATGATTTTAGTTGATGATATTTTTGCGACTTATGAAGATGCTATGTCACGCGTCGAACAAGAAAACGCGGAAAATTGGTATTATAATGTTTTGTTACCGCGTTTACAATCGGAAAAATCGCGCATAGGTGTGATTATGTCCCGTTTTGTTAGGGGTGATTTAATAGGTAGAATTATTGCAAAAGAAAAAAAAGAACACATACCTAAAAAAGATCAATATTATAAATTGAATATTAAACCTATTATTAATTGTAAGAAAAAAGGCGACAGGACTACAGGAGAATCTTCCTGGCCGCAAAAAAAGTCGTTAAAATTTCTTTTAAATGCTTATAAAAATTCGCCTAGCGTGTTTGTTTCTTTATGGGAAGGCAACCCACGCGATACCGAAGCGTTAATTTTTGATCCTAAATGGTTTAAAATAATTTCCGCATCGGAATTAAAATCTTATGGAAAACGTTTGTTCTCCGTTCGAGCGTGGGATTTTGGATATACAGAGAGTGGAAATGAAACCGCCGGCGGTAGAATAGACGTTTTTGAAAACAATAAACCAGTTATTATTAATATAAAATCTTTTTATGCTACGCCTAAGGACGCGAAAATAAAAATTATTGAAATAACACTAGAAGACGGAACAAAAACTATAGTCGGGGTTGAATCTGGCGGTACGCAAATTGCTATGGCGGATAGTATAAAAGATGCAGAAGAATTACAATTATATACGGTAATTTCTAAGCCGCCAATAAAAAACAAAATACAGCGATCAAGTTCTTGGATGTTGCGTGCAGAAGATAAAAAACTTGTGATGTTAGAAGGTCCTTGGAATGATGATTTTCTGCAAGAATTAGAAGATTTTTCGGAAAACTCTAAAAAGGATAATAAAATTGATAGTGTTTCTTTGGCTTGGCAGATTCTTTATGGAAAAAGAGGGAGACATAAGGAAAATGAAAATAAAGAGAAAGGAGGTGCGGACAATGCAAAATAATGGTATACTTAAATTAATATTGGAACGTTTTAATTCAGTAGAAAAATATTTAGATAAAATTTCCGATACAATGAGAATACAGCATGGAGAAAATCAAAAGCGTATTACTAATTTAGAGAAGTCCAGAGCAAAATTTATAGGGATTTTTATTGCGCTTTGGGCTGTTGCCGGGCTGACATTATCAGCAATAACAATACTAGGGTTTAACGGAGGGAAATAAAATGATAGAAAATTTAGCAGCTAAAGGAATTAAAAGAAAAATTAAAGCACCTATTGCAGATTTAGAAATCATAAAAGAATATCATCCAGAAGTATTATTAAAATTAGCTTTATTATCGCAACGTATGGGAATTGATCCGCTTTGGTTAGGTAATTTTTATTTAAATAAAAAAATTCCACAATGGATCGAAAGTGGATACCGTGAGATAGCAAAAAAATCGAAAATTTTAAATTCTGCGCATTATTTTGGTATTGCAGTTGATATTATGGTAGGAAAATTAATTAAACAATATGAATGGGCAAGGGCAGCAACGGAAGACAATAATTTGTTTTTCCGCGCTGGTTTGTATCCGCAACAAAATACCATGCACTTAGATATTGCCGATATGGGATAAACAATATACAGGATTTTATAATTTAAAAAGCGCCATGGAATTTGCTTGGAAAAAAATTGATGGAGGTGAGTAATGCAATGTAGAATTGTTATTTATAATGTAAAACCGATTTCCAAACAATCAGGTACAAAATACGGTCGGCGACATGCTTATTTAACACAAGAATATAAAAATTTTAAAGAAATTATTGCATGGGAAGCTAAAAACCAATTGTCAAAAGAGGGATGGAAAATCTGTACAGATAAAGAAATATATATATCTTGTGGATTAGTTTGGCCTAAAAAAACTAAACGCGAAGACAAATTAGGCGATATTGCCGATAATGTTATTAGTGGTATATATGATGCGTTGCAGGGGGTGGTTTATAAAAATGACAAACAAATATATAGTAGTATAGTTAGTTTATATCATTCCCAAAATATAAAAAAAATAGAAATATTAATAACAACAGGTTGTAAACTATGAAAATAGGTCAACGTAAATTTTTATTAGCTTGTTTTTTTGCTTTAGCAGGAACCGCGGCGCTATTTTTTAACAAAATATCCGGCGGGGAATTTATTGCTTTAATCACTTTAGTTATGGGTATTTATAATACTGCCAATTATTTAATTAAAAAGGAGAGTAAAAAAAATGATATTCAAAAATAAAATTATTTCAATAATATTAGCAATTGTTTTTTTAGTAGGAGTTTTTTTAATTGTAAAAACGTTTATTGAGGTTTGTAATTTTCCATTATCATCTGAAAATAATATTGAGACTATAACAGAAGTATCCCCGGAAAAAACAATTTCCCCGCAAATTAAAAAGATTTTTAAAGATAAAATTGAGCAACCTAAAATACAGATTATTATTCCTGAAAAGAAAAAAATCATTGGTAAAAAAGCAACTCAAAATATTATAGTTACAGATGTGGGAAACACGTTGGTTGTAACAACCTATAAAATTGACTGGGGATGCCGGTTTGATCCGAAATTATATTGCAGCTATAATAAAAATTATTGCATCGGCGCCGGTATATCGTTTTTTAGGATAGGCCGCTTCAATAGTGATTTTTTTGCTAGTTATGAATTTTTTGATAAAAATATTGATGTTAATTTAGGTGTCTCATTTCAGATTACAAATAATACTTTTGTAGGGTTGCATTATAACGGTTTTCTGGAAGACAAAACCAGGATAGGCATTTTTGCATCTATGCAATTTTAGCGTATTGATTTAATATTTATTGTTTTGTGATAGATTAAAATATGCAATGTATAGGGTATATTTTGATTTTTATAAAAAACAATAAATACATGCGATGAAAAATAATTATCGAAAAAAACCAGCTTTTTGGAAGGATTTGGCCTTTTACATAACCCCCAAGGATGGCCTTTATTTAAATGAAAAAAAATAATTACTACAACTACACTATCTATAAAATATTATGCAAATAAACCAGCGTGATAACTGTTTTTATTTGTACGAAATTCCGTCATCTTCTTTTTCAATAAAACACTTAAAATCAACAATACCCTTATTTTATCATAATAAAATACCTAACATAATGGTGACGAATTTTTGTACACGAATGACGAATTTCCGTCACTCAAATAAGTTGCCCAGTATATTTATGGGCATTTTGCATATTTTTTTATGCAAGAATATTAATTTATTTCTTATGTATACCATATATTGTATTGCTAGAAGAAACATATACAAGATGTTTTATTTTATAAATTGGCATAGTATATGCATTATATATAGTAGAATTTAAAACTGGCGACGGCCCTAAAACGGAAGGGGACAAGATGGAAAAGAAAAAAACAAAATTGAAAATCACATCATGCAAAGGCAGGCTCTTTCATACCTATCCTGGACAATGTCAACCGCAGGATAGGTATATTGAGGTTTCAGCCAACGGAGAATTATATATTAGTTGGAATGCAGAAATCGGCAACGCAGTCCCGGCTAATGTCTGGCACGGGATCGAACGGCGGATACATATTTCAGCGGAAACCAAATACGAGGCAAAACAATTCATTTTGAAAAATTATAAAGCTTTTCAAAAATTAGTCGATGGAATGGACACGAAACTAGATGCAACTAGTAATTATATCGGCACTCTGACATCGGACGCAGAAACAGCCCTAGAAGAATTAGAATATACTAGTTTATATTAAAAACCAGCCGACGGGCTTGAAACGGAAGGGGATAAGATGAAATTCAACCTTGTAACATTTGGGATAGACAAAAAGGCTCTTTATTATATCGAGGAGAAATCATATCAAAATGAAATAGTTTCTATCCGATTCGAACATAAAGAAGACGCTGAAAAAGCAATTAAAGTTTTGAATAGTGCCATTAGCATTATTGTGCATTAAGCTGACGAGGCTACCGGAAAGGATGAAAAAATGGAAAAATATTATATCGTTACATATAAATGTCATGTAGGAGAAAAAGGGTTTCGTTGCGGACATAGACATCTCACCTTGATGGGCGTTTTTCGATGCCTAAATAAATTAAAGCAAAAACAATTATATTTCAAAGAAAAGCGATTATTTAAAGAGGATTTATTTATTATTGCTGTTGAAAATTGTAATTATAGGAAATTAAACGATAATGAAACAATTATTCTAAATGGTTTTGAATACGGAAATTAAGGGGTTTGAAATGATTATAAAGCAACTTACTATAAAAAAATCATTTAGTACGGCTAATTCTGAGATGGTATTAGACCAGGATATTCCGGTTGAGGCAATTTCAGAAAAATACAATCATTGGCGGCAGGATTTATTGATTAAATATTTTGATCCGAGGTGGTAATATGTTTCTTTTTTTAATGGAAAATAATATTTTAGTATCAATTATTTTAGGTGTTTTGTATGCTTTGATAATATTTTGTATTATTTTGTTTTTATGCGCTGTGGTTGCTGAAATTTTGCTATATTGTAAAATAATTAAATCCGAAGATATAGAAAAATATTAAAGCTGGCAGGGGTGATAATATGACGCCAATAAAAAAGTCAAAATGGGTCCGGCAGCATTTATTTAAACAAAAAATTTTATGCTGGTTATTAGATCATCATATTATTACTAACCGGATTGCGGAATTGTTAGACGATAAAGACAATAAAACACAAGAAAAAAAAATAAAAAAGGAAGGAGGATAAAATGACAGTAATTACTAGAGAATGTAAACATTGTTACGGACGTGGTTTTATTGGTTATGCGGTTGATAAAAGAATAAGACCTAGAACTAAAAAATATGTTTGTACGAAATGTGGCGGCGATGGTATTAGAAAATATGTAGATGAAGAAAAAAAATCGTTGCTGATTTCTTTAAAAAGATTTTTAAAAAGACTTTTTAGTATAATAATCAATTTTATTAAAAAAATAACAATTATTAGAAAGAGGAAAATATGAAAACTGAACAAGCTGTAATTGTTAAAAACAATAATTTAATTTTACATCAAAAAGAAGAATTATTGCCGATTATAGATATAAAAAAACGCGCAGACCATATACACGCAATTATGCGCGATTTAATGCAAAAAGATGTCCATTACGGGATAATTCCAGGATGCGGAACTAAGCCCGCTCTTTTTAAAGCCGGCGCGGAAAAGATTTTAATGGGCTTCCAACTTGCCGCAGAATATGAAATAACAGAGTTATCAACTGATAAATTTTTTGGATTCCGTATAGTTGCTAAAATTCATAGTGTAAATACCGGAAGATTGTTAGGCGGTGGGATCGGTGACGCAACTACACGTGAAAAAAAATGGCGACATTTATTTGAGGCTGGAAATTCTAACACAGTTTTGAAAATGGCTAAAGTTAGAGCGCTAAGAGACGCTATTTTAACGGTTACTGCAGCAAGTGATATTTTCGCTCAAGATATTGAAGATTCTGATTTAGAAAAACAAAACGAAAATAAAGAGAATGCGACTAAGCCAGAAACAAATAAACCGGAAATTAATCTTAAATTACAAGCTATTGCGGATATGAGCCGGGAAATGAAAAGCACAGAAGATCAAAAGAATATCTATCAAAAAATGGTTAAAATAAACGGAGTAGACGTAACCTATAATGAGGTTTATAGGCGTTTTTTAGCATACGAGGAAAAAAATGGAATTATCAGATAATAAAAAAACATACATAAGTCAAACTGGCGCGAGTTATCCGCGAATAACTAATGTAATAAATGACATTATTGGATTTGATTTTAGTTGTATTGCAAAAAAATATTTAGAACAAGCAATTGATTTTGGAAACAATATCCATTCAATGATAAGTTTAGATATTAAGGGAATTTTAGATGAATCAAAACTAACATCAGATATGATAAAAATTCTTGATAGTTGGCGTGATATTACACGAGAATATAAATTTATTGCATCTGAAATGGTTGTTTTTTATGATAGAGCAGGTATGAAATTTGCCGGAACACTTGATATCGTTGCTGACATTAATGGAGAAATCACATTGATTGATATTAAAACTAGTGCAGTGGTTGTTTTGCATACATGCGGCCCACAAACAGCCGCATATCAAAAAGCATATAATAATATGGATGACAATAAAGAAAAACAAAAAATAACCAAAAGGGGGATATTCCAAATAAAATCCGAAAGAGATATTAAATATTATACATTAAAAAACAAAAGAGATTATGATATTTTTTTAAATTGTTTAAATTTGTATAATTGGAAAAACAACAAATACTAAAGGAGAAAACTTATGAATAACAGAATACCATTTAAAGACAATGAACCACAGCCGGATTTGAATTTTAGTTCTAATTCAGAGTGCATTACGGTTGATGAAGTTACTACAAAAAAAACAGAAGAAATCGAGCAACATAATTCAGTTTTGTTAAAACAAGCAAACGCTTTGGTAGTTGAAAATAAAAGTCAATTTGATTATGCGGGCGAAATGCTTTTAAATATAAATAAGCGTTTTAAAGATGTCAAGGCTTTTTTTGATAATCTTGCTACGCCAATAAAGAAATCGCTTGACAATGTAAGAAACAAACAAAAAGACAGCTTGATGGGACCAAAGCGAGCAATGGAAATTATCGAATCAAAAATGCTTACACATCGAAAAAAAGAAAAAGAAAAAGAAGAAAAAGAGCAAGCCAGGCTTGATTTTATTGCTATAGAAAAAGAAAGAAAAGCAAAAGAAAAACTGGAAGAAAAAGCAAAAATAGCAGAATCATCTGGAAAAATAGAAACAGCAGAATTATTGCGCGAACAGGCAGAAGAAACTCATATCATGGCACCAGTAATACAAACACAAGAAAAAAATACCGATGTTACTGGCGGGCAGATCGGCACATCAAATG